AAAGCCCGGCGGTCCCGAACGCTGACGCGAAACTTGCTCCCGTGGCTGCCGGATCATCTGGTCCCAGCCTACCGCGATATGACGCGCAAAGGCACGCCGCCGGCTGTGGCGCGCGCCGCGCTCGAGCCGGAGATCCCCGGCACCGCGGCGCATACGGCACGGGTCCTGGCAAATGTTCGCGATGCCCAGCGGATCCGCCAAGAGCGCGATCAGGCGCAGGCATACTGATGCCCGCCCCGCAGATCCTCATCGGTGACGTCCGCGAGCAGCTGGCGCTCATCCCGTCAAATTCGGTCGACTGCTGTGTCACGTCCCCTCCCTATTGGGGTCTGCGCGACTATGGCGTCGTCGGCCAAATCGGGCTTGAGCCGACGCTGGGCGAGCACCTCGCCGTGATGGTCGAGGTGTTCCGCGAAGTGCGCCGAGTCTTGAAAGCGCAGGGCACCTGCTGGCTAAACTATGGTGACTGCTATGCGGCCGCACCCAACGGGAAGTCGGCAGAAGCCTACAAGGCCGACGGCACCGACGACCGCACGTTCCGCGACAAGCCGTTCTCGACGGTTGGGCCGATCTACGACCCGAACCACCAAGGTGGCCGGAACAAGACGCCAAACATCGGCGGCTCCAGCGGAAAGGGTCAAGCGCCCTCCCGTGGTGCGATCGTCGCCGGTGGGTTCCTAAAGCCGAAGGATCTCTGCATGATCCCGAACCGGCTTGCGATCGCGCTGCAAGACGACGGCTGGTACGTCCGTTCGGAGATCATCTGGCATAAGCCGAACCCGATGCCGGAGAGCGTCTACGATCGCCCAACGACCGCGCATGAGAAGATCTGGCTCCTCAGCAAGAGCGAGGAATACTTCTACAACCACGCGGCAATCCGTGAACCGGTCACCGGCGGCACGCACGCTCGGCGCCCCGGGCCCAACTCGCGCCAGAATGTCGATCGCGTTCCGGTACCGCGCAAGGTTGGCACCGGAGTCGGCTGGGGGCACCAGGATCGGGTAAACCCGTCCGAGGGTGACCGCGGCCGCGGCAGGATCGTCGGCAAGATCGCGGAGACGGGAACGGGACCGCGCAACAACGCCAGCTACGATGCTGCGATCGGGAACTTCACCGGCGATACGAAGAACGCGCGGAACGTCTGGACGATAGCCCCAAAGCCGTTCCGCGAAGCCCACTTCGCCACCTTCCCGCCCGCGCTCGCCTCGCGCTGCATCAAGGCGGGCTGCCCGTTGACCGTCTGTGGATACTGCGGCGCGACTGAAGGCTGTGGCGCGATCTGCGAGACCTTCGACCGCAAGCCGGGCGTGGTGCTCGATCCGTTCGGCGGCGCTGGGACGGTCGGGCTTGTCGCGGAAGAGATGGGGCTCGGCTCCATCCTGATCGAGCTCAACCCCGAATACGCCGCGATCGCTGATCGCCGGATTTCCGCGGCGCGCACACCAATCACCAAGGGAGAACGACCATGAGCGAGACCATTGCAGCCGACCAGTTGCGCCTGATCATCGAGAGGGTGGAACGGCTCGAAGAAGAGAAGAAGGGGATCAGCGACGATATCGCCGACGTCTACGGCGAAGCCAAGTCCACCGGCTTTGACGTGAAGACGATCAAGACGATCATCCGCTTGCGCCGCATGGAAAAGCACCACCGCGACGAGGCCGAGATGCTGCTCGAGACCTACAAGCAGGCGCTGGGGCTGGCCTGATGCGCCTGCTCGCCTTCCTGTCCCGCAAGCGGCGGGACGACCTGGCGGCAATGTCTGACCAGGAACGCGCACTCGTAGAGCAGCAAATCGCTGCAACTGCCCGGATCGAAAGGATCCGGGCAGACATCGACGCAAATCTGCAGCGTCGGAAGGCTAGCCGCGCTGCCCTCAACGAACGCGCCCGCAAGGGTGTGGAAACCAAGATGCAGGCGCAGGTCGCTCGCGATCCGTTGCTGCGCGAACAGGTGATATTCTGATGAGCCTCCCGTCATCGTACGACACCGCTCGACAAGCAGGGCTCAAGATCCTGGACGCGATCGAAGATTGCCAACCACAACTTAGCCCACTTGATGCCACGGCAGCCATGGCGATCGCACTGGGCAGCATGATCGCATCTATGGACGAGTTGGGTCTGACCAAGCCTGGTCGCGCTGGCACCATGCTCAAGACGCTGTTCGAACTTGCTGAGCAGGTCGCGGCAGAAGGCATGGGTGCCAAATGAGCCGTATCCGATCAATACACCCCGGCTTCTTTACCGACGAAGACCTCGTGTCCGTCAGCGTCTCCGCCCGCCTGCTCTTCCTCGGCTTGGGCGTCGAAGCTGACGACAAGGGCATGTTCGAGTGGAAGCCGCTGACGATAAAGATGCGGATATTCCCGGCCGATAATGTCGACGTCCCTGCACTTCTCGGGGAACTCGTAGGGGCTAACGCCATCTGCCCCTACGAAATCGACGGCCGTAAGTTTGGTGCAATTCGGAACTTCCGCAAGTTCCAGCGCCCCAAAACCCCCAACGACATCCACCCCAGCACCGCCGATATCCGAAATTACGTCGGCTTACCGGACGCCAATTCCGAACCATTTCCCCGAAAAGGGGAAAAGGCTCCGCAGATGGAGGATGGAGGAGGGAAGATGGAGGTGGGGAAATCCGATGCTGACGCATCGGCGGCGGCACCCGCCACTCCCGTCGAACCGGTCGACCCCGAAAAGGTCATGTTCGACCAAGGCCGCCGCCTCCTTGCTGACGCCGGGATTCTGAACGGGAAAGCCGGCGGCATCCTCGGAAAGTGGAAGCGCGACCACGGAGCCGAAGCGGTGATCGTCGCTCTCGGCAAGGCTCAGCGCGAAGGCGCAATCGACCCAATCAGTTTCATCGAAGGATGCTTCCGCAATGGCAAACGACCTCACCAAGACCGACCGAGCGGACCAATCGAGAGCCGTCGGCGCTTTCGCGAACAGCACGATGTGGAACCTGACCTCGGCTATGGCCCAGGCTGAGGGCGTGGATCTCGCGAGAGTGATTGCCGCCTACGAGCATGGGCTGATGCCGCTTGCCGAGGCTGAACCGAAAGGCAAATCTCGCCGCAACCCTGATGCCGCTGGTGAATTCACGACGCTGCTCGGCGATGATCTGGCGATGATCGCAACGAAGATCGCGCCGACGCTGTCGACCTTGCAGTCCGACGCGTGGATCAAGGTGATGTGCGTCGCACTTGCCGACCTGCCCGGCCGTGTCGCGCGCGAGGCTGCAACGGCTGCGCTGCATCGACCAATGAAGTTTCTCAACGAGGTCGAGACGGTCATTCGAGACGAGGCCGCGGCCATCACGATTCGGCATTCGGTAGCACTCCGCCGTCTTCGTCAGTTGGCAGACGCGATCGCGTGGGCAGCGAAGACATCTACCACCCTGCCCGAGGACGATGTCAGCACAGGGCCCATACCACCGGAGCGGATCCGCGCCCTCAGCGGCTTGGAAGGTTGGCCTGCGTTCAAGAGGATTGGGTTGACCACCGGCAGCTTTACGCAGGACGAGATCGACGCGGCGCTGTCCGATCCCGTTGAGCAGGCGGAAGCCGCATGATGCCGCCGGTCGTAACCGCGCTTATCGAGGCGGCCCCCTCCATCCGGGTCGAGGTCATGTCCCCAGCCTTCCGCAAGATCCACCTCGGCGACGGTCGTGCGCTTCACCACTTTACCGCGGGTGACGAAGGTGACGAGTTCCACGATCACCCGTGGTCGTTCACATCCGAGGTGTTGGTCGGCGGATATGCCGAGGATGTCGTCGTGCGGATGAATCCATTCACCGTGGTGGAGCAGCGCCGTCTGCCCGGCATGACGCACGACGTCACTGCCGCCCATGTCCATCGCATTACCCGGCTGCTCGGGCCGGAGTGTTGGACGCTGGTGACTGCGGGTCCGGTCGTAAGCGACGTCTACTTCTATCGACATCGCGAAGGCGGTGTTCAGTGCCGGCGGTGGAACGAGGCGTGGCCCTCATGAGGGCGCTGGATCGTCTCCGGGCCGAGCTTGCCCCGATCGAGCCCTTGATCCGCGAGGGGCGGTTCTTCGCTCGTCTGACCTGCTCAATCTGCGGTGGGCATGACGAATGGTCTTCGTTGCACGCGCCTGCCTCCAACATCATCCGCAAAAAGTGCGCCGACAAGGGCTGGGCAATCGGCCGTCGCCTGTCCTGCCCCACCTGCACTGCCAAATCGAAGGAAGCCAATATGCCCAATGCCACCAAGCCCGCCATCAACATGGAAGCGATCGGGAAAGTGCATAAGCTCCTCGGCAAGCACTTCAACAACGAGACTGGCCAGTTCGATGCGGGCTGGTCGGATCAGAAGGTCGCGAGCGAAACCGGGTTGGCACCCGATGCTGTGGCGGCGTTCCGCAAGGCTTCGTTCGGTGAATTGAAGGAAGCCCCTGAAGTAGCGGCATTGCGCGGCGATATCGCGTCTCTGGCGCAGCTTTACAAAGAACACGCCGACACGATGGTCAAAGAGATCGCGGCGCTGCGAACGCGCTTGCAGAAAATCGCACCGGTTACGCCGTGACCGCGGCGCGCATCATCAATTCAGCATCTAGGTTCAAGGGGTGGGTAATGGGTAAGGCAACGGCATCTCGACGGATCAAGGCACGGCCCCAGCGTGCCGCGCCGTCGGTGACGCTTGAACAGGATGCGACGCCCCAGCGGCTCGCAATGGGTGCGGTCAGCGTCGTCGAGGCACTGCGCGCGACGGGCGAACGCATGGCGAAGGTTCGGCGCTTGGTGCCGCCGATCGACACGCTTCTGGCCAACGGCAAAATCACCGAGGACGAGCACCGCGCCCTGACCTACTACCGCGACCAGGCGGACATGGCGAACCGGTCGCCCATTAAGGACAGTCTGAACAGAACGGTGAGCGCGGCCGAAGGTCAGGGTCTATCGGCCGCCCTGACGTCTGCTATCTTTGCGACAGCACGGATCGAGCGCGAAATGGGTCAGCTGTCTGAAATTGCCCGCGCTGTGGCTGTCGATGACCTGTCGATTGCCCAGTGGTGCATCCTCAAGCATGGTGGGCGTGAGCGATACGACGGCAACGGACGCTTCGTCTGCATTGTGCCGCTGAGGGAAGTAAAGAGCGTGAAGATTGCGATTTTGGAGCTGCGGATGGCTGCGCACCGCATCGTACGTTAAAAGTTTGGGCACACCATGAAAGTTTAAAAATATGCGCCAAAGGAAAAGTCATCGCGCAGTTGGCAAATTAAGGCATAGGTTCGGTAGGAGTCTTCTCGCCCCGACACTTTTTGGCCTTGTTGTGACAAGCTTTGGGCTGGGAGTTGCGATGGATGATCTCAGCACAGTAGGCCTGCGGCAGATGCCTCGCTATCATAGCGACACGGCAGCGCATTCACAGCCGGACCGATTGCAAATCACCAAGCCACAGTCCCTTAAAACACCTTGCAAGGATATGGTCGGAGTCAACGAGAGCTCCCTATGCGCACAGTGGCTTTCGACCCAGGCCAGTGATTCTAGCGCGTACTGGGCGGGATTGAGCTTTTGGGTAGGTTTATTGGGGTTAGCTGGCCTTATATTGTCGCTAGCTTACACCAGAAAAGCTCTGCAGAGTGCGACAGACGCTGCAATTTCCTCCGAAAAGGCCCTAGAGATTGCCGATACGAACGCTAAGTTGGCGATCGATCAATTTCAATTTAGCAAGGTAACGTCTCAGCAAACTTTGCGAGCTTATCTTCATTTGAAAGATATAATTGTATCTGATTTAAGCAGCAAGCCCCTATCGGTTTACATAAACGCAGTTAATCATGGAGAGACGCCTGCATATAATATCAGGCTATATAATGCTATTGATATTCAGTTGACAGGTTCCGTATATGAAACAGCGGAACCATCCCTGAAAGATACAGCGAAATCTTGGCCAATCGCTAAAGGGTCGACATTCTATGGCTCGTTTGATCCATATTCCCATACTCCACATGACCCAATTGTGGCGAAGCAGTTATACGAGGATTTGAGATCTGGTTTCCTAATTATGCATTTAATCGGTCGAGTCGAGTACGAAGATATTTTTGGAAACCAACACCAATCGGGATATCATGTATGCGTGGGTGGGCCCGGGGGCGCGGAGCTTCAGAAGTCTGATCTTCTTCCAGGTCCCGTTTTAACGCCGTGGTTTTGGACAAGCGGCAATGAGGCCTCTTAATATGGCTTGGCCAGCTACCCATGCGTACAAGCGCAGGCTTACCGACGGCATTGACATCTCGCGGATAAGTCGATAGCGAAACGCCATCCTTTTAGAACTGCGCCCGGAAACGGCCGCGGCTCTTTCTGTTTCTGGGCGACGTGCCCGATCAGTTCGGTTGGCTGACTGTTCCCCTCCCTGGCGGTCAGCACACCCCCTCACCGACGCGCGCGACGAGACATAGGCGATCGGGCAAGCCCTTGATCGGCCGACTGATGGTGAGGAAAGACGACAGCCTGCATGAAAGGGCCGCGGCTAAACGTTCGCCTGGATCCTGATACTGGGGCTCAAGCGAACGTCATTTACAAGCCGATCCTAGGCTCACTGTAACGCTACGCCAGCTGCGGATCCGGAAGGAAGAACGCGAGACAGCCGAAATTTCTTCACCAACATTGGTTTAGTAAGCGCACGTTTAGCCATATGTCCCTATGGCCGTTGCATGGGTGAGATTGAACGGCAGGTTCCCGCAGGACTTATTGAGCAGTGGGCGGCGCATCTGCGCCGCCAACGTTCGAGGGCCGCGGATACGATAAGGTTAATCGATAACGGCTTCAGCGTACATGATGGCCGAAACGGCGTCCCGACCGCAGATGCTTCAGCGCGGGTCAGGAAAGAGCAAGCATCCATCGTCGAGGAAGTGACGGCGCTCCTCGATCAGTACGATGCCATAAACCTGCGCGGTTCCCAGTTCGCCTGACCGCTACGTGGCGGTGAGGAAAGACAATGGCCGACAAGCGTAAGCCTTGGCAGCGAGCCGAGCCGGACAACCGGCTGCGCGGTCGTGCCGGGCAGAAGCAACGTCAGCGCCGCATGGACCGGACTAACGGCCTATGCGAGATGTGTGACGAGGAAGGGCTCGTCGTCCTTGCCACCACGGTCAACCATAAGGTGCCGCTCGCACACGGGGGCGAAGACACGGACGAAAACACCGAGAACCTTTGCGCTCGGCATGACGCGATCGTCACGGCGAAGCAGTTCGGCAAGTCTGTGCCAGTCACTGGCAAGGGCATTGGGCGCGACGGTCGACCGACCAGCGCGGATCATCCGTGGAACCGCCAATGATGGCCGATGACACGATTCCCTACCGCCGCCCGGGCGGCACCTATCGAGGCTTGCTCGGCGCGTATCCGCCCCGTCCTGTCACGCCAGACAACCTAACGCGCCAGCGCGCGCGCGCTGCAGCCCGAACCGCGGCGTAGGGCTGACCGACCCCCCCCCATCGAAAGTCTGAAGCCGATCGGGTCGGACACCGAACCGCTCCTCCGTACGCACTGAGAGCAGATTTTAGGGGGGGAGGGTTTCCGCCGCTTCCGCCGAAGGGGACCGGATGGTCGAGATCGTCGAAATTGCCGGAGGCGACGGCGTTCCGCCCGAGCCCAACTGGCGGAGCATCTTTGGTCGCGTCGCTGATCGCGACGCAGCTGGGAGCTACTGGCGCGACGTCATCAGCGAACTCCGTTCGGCGGACAAGCTGGCGGTCGCCAATGCTCATTCGATCAAGCGGCTCGTGGTCGCCTACGTCACCTACGACATCAGCGCACGCGAGGTGCTGAAGTCGGGACCGGTGATCAAGGCGAAGAAGACTGGGGTCCCGATGTACAACCCATGGTTCGCCGCAATGTCCGGCGCGGATAGTCAGGCGGCGACCTTGGAGAAGGCCCTCTGCATCACCCCGCGCGAGCGCGGCACCGGCGCAAAGGTGGAACGGAAAGTGACCCGCAGCACCGGCGGCGGGTACCTGAAAAACCGTGGCTAACCGATTCCTCGCCGAAGAGGATCCAACCACTGCCTGGGCAAAGGCCGCAGTCGACGGCAAGCTCTTCACCTGCGGCGAACTCGTCCGACACGCCGCTGAACGCCACCTGCGCGATATCCGCGATGGTGAGCGGCGCGGCATCTACTGGCGCCCCGACGCTGCCGCGCACTTCCTCAATTTCCTGCCGTCGGTGTTCAAAGTCACAGACGGTCCGGCCGAGGGCGAGCCGTTCTACCCGCTCGAATATCATACGTTCTGCGGCGGCAGCCTGTTCGGCTGGCGGACCGCGACCAACCGGTGGCGGTATCGCACGGGATGGCTTGAGACCGGCAAGGGACAAGCAAAATCGCCGCTTATGGGCGCGATCGGCGTCTACATCATGGGCTGGTGCGATATCCCACGCGCGCAATGCTATGCGATCGGCGAAGACAAGGCGACGGCGAACGTCCTGTTCCGAGACGCCGTCGCGATGTGCCGCGCGGATATTCCCGGCGGCGACGATGGGGAGAGTCTTGAGGGCCTTGGCGAGGTCATCATCCGCGGCGAACTGGAAAACGCCTGGAAGATCGAGCACCCCGACAGCGGCTCGTTCTTCATGCCGATTGCCAGCGGCGAATCGCAATCAGGGCCGCGCCCCTCGCTCGTTGCGGCGGATGAGATCCACGAACTGAAGTCGGAAGCATCGCTGCTGACCTGGAAGGCGGCAATCGACAAGGTCGCGGGCAACGCTCTGATGCTGCTGGGGACAAACACGCCGGCGCGCTCGTCGCAGCATGTCGGCACGTCGTACTCCGACACCTATCAATCAATCGTGAAAGGTGAGGCCAAGGACGACACCGCGTTCGCGTTCATTGCCCGGATCGATAAGGCCGATCGCGAAACGATCTTCGAGAACGAGCGCGCCTGGCAGAAGTCGTTGCCTGCGCTTGGCGAGACGTTCCCGATCGAGAATATCCGCGAGACTGTCAATTCGGCCAAACTGCGGCCGTCGACAAAATCGAGCGTCAAACGCCTCTATTTCGGTATCGACAGCGCAGCGGCAGACTTCTGGATCAGCGAGGACAAATGGTCAGCGGTCCAGGGAGTGGTCGACGCCCGTGCGATGCGAGGTCGCAAATCGTGGTTGTCGCTCGATCTGTCGCAGAAGAACGATCTTACGGCTTTGTCGCAGGCATGGGAGCTCCCCGAGGATCTCGTCGCGGTCAAGACGTGGTATTGGACGACCAAGGGGGGGCTCGAGGAGCGCGCTGACGCCGACAAAGCTCCGTACCTTGACTGGGTCGAGGACAAGTACCTGACTGCCACCCCCGGCGCGACGATCGACTATACCTTCGTTGCCGCACAGGTTCAGCAGCAACAGGCCGAGCATGAAATCGAAGCCCTGGTCGTTGACCCTGCCTTTCTCACGTCGTTCACCGACGCCTGCGATCAGGTCGGACTTGTCTGGTGGCTGTGGGACGGCCCGGGCAAGCCCGAGGGCCGCGGGCTCAAGATCGTCAAGCACGCTCAGGGGCAACGGATCATGTTCGAGGACCGGCAGCTGTGTATGCCGCACTCGATCACCCGCACCGAGGATCTCATCCTCAACAACAAGCTGCTGATCGACGATTCGCCCGTGACCTACAGCTGCGCGGCGAATGCAGTGCTTGAGCCGGACGGCCTGGGCAATCGGATGTTCAACAAGAAGAAATCCCGGGGGCGGATCGACGGCATGGTGACGATCGCCATGGTCGTCGGTGCCGCGACCGCCGCTGCGAAGCCCAAGAAGAAATCGGTCTACGCCTCGCGCGGCGTCATCCGGGTTTGAAAGGAGAATGGATGGCTTCTCCTGACGATTATCGCAGCCGGGCCGGCGGGCGCAGGTCCCTATCGCCTTCCCGCGCGATCGCGGCGGCAAGAGCCGCCGAAGGCAACCGTCCCGGCGGTCCGATCATGGCCTACGACGCCTACGATCTTTCCGACCCAACCCTCCACGACATGATGCGCGGAGATGGTGGACGGACAGGTGTGGCCGGGATCGCCGTCAACGAACGCGCCGCGCTGCGCAACAGTACGTTCTTCCGGGCCATGTCCTTGATCTCCGGATCCATGGGTATGCTTCCCTTGCACCTCATGCGCCGTACCGCCGACGGGACAATCGAGAAAGCGCGCGACCATCCCTTGTTCAAGGTGCTCCATCGCAAGCCCAACGACTTCCAGTCTGCGACCCAGTTCAAGAGCTACATGCAGCTATGCGCGCTGCTCGATGGTAATGCTTACGCGTTGATCATTCGATCGCGCGGTGCCGTCCGTCAGATCGTTCCCCTCCCCCGACGATCGGTCAAGCCGCAGCTGTCAGCGACGTTCGAACTCACCTTCCGGTACCAGCCCAAGTCGGGCGGTGCCGTGACGCTCAAGAGGGAAGACGTTTTCCACTTCCGCGGCCCCATCTCGTTGGATGGGCTCAACGGTGTTTCCCTGCTGGACGTCGCGGCCGACACGTTGGGCCTGTCTCAGCGGGCGCTCCAGGCGGCCGGCCGGTTGCTCGACAAGGGGACGATGGCGCGTGGAGCGTTGGAAACATCAGAGACGCTCGGCGACGAAGCGATCGGCCATCTGCGCGATAGCCTCCGCGAGAACTTCTCAGGCGCGGACGCCGATGAAGATTGGCTGATCCTCGAGGAGGGCCTGACGGCCAAGGTGTTGTCGGGCACAGCAAAAGACAACGAGTTGGTCGCGCTGCGCCGGCAGGAAGCGGAGGAAGTTTCCCGATTCACCGGCACCCCTCGCCCGCTGCTGATGTTCGATGAGACCAGCTGGGGAAGTGGCATCGAGCAGCTCGGGTTGTTCTTCGTGACCTACTGTCTCCTCCAGTGGTTCGTGATTTGGGAGGAGGCTGTCTGGTTCTGCCTGCTGACCCCGGATGAGCAGGACTCGATGTACGCCAAGTACAACGACGGGGCGCTTCTGCGCGGCTCGCTCAAGGATCAGGCCGAGTTCTTCAAGGCGGCCCTCGGGCCGAACGCCGCTTTCCTGACGCCGAATGAGGCTCGCGACAACTTCGACCGCAACCCGATCAAGGGGGGCGACGATCTCCCGCGCAACGGCACCACTGCCGCCGCGACTGTAGCAGACGCTTAGGAGCAACTATGACCGACGAGTCCAAGGCGGCGGGCAAACCGCGCGCGGTAAAGACCCTCAACGGCCGTCCCCTGCCGGGCAAGCCGGCCTTGGCGACCCCCGATACGCAGATGCCGCGGGCGATCTCCAATGTGAATGGCAAGGATCGACCCGGTGCCCTCCCCATGCCTGCTGATCGCTCCGTGTCGGCGCTCGCGCGACCCAACATCTTGGAGAAGTGGTCAGCCGACGCCGCGGGCATCCGCGCTGTCGAAAGCGGCGACAACGTCATCACGATGTTCGGCGCGATCGGCGAAGACTATTGGTCGGGCGGCGGCATTACAGCAAAAACGGTGACGGCTCAGCTGCGCGCGATTGGCGACCGCCCCATCGAGGTCCAGATCAACTCGCCCGGTGGCGACATGTTCGAAGGAATCGCGATCTACAACGTCCTGCGTGAGCACGCGCAGCCGGTGACGATCAAGATCATGGGAATGGCCGCATCGGCGGCGTCGGTCATTGCGATGGCAGGCGACACGGTCGAAATCGGGGCGGCGTCGTTCCTCATGATCCACAATTGCTGGGTTGTTGCCGTCGGGAACCGGCATGACATGGCTGAGACGGCCACGTACCTCGAGCCGTTCGATCAGGCGATGGCCGACGTATACGCCCAACGCAGCGGCCGGACCGCTGCGGAATGCGCAAAGTGGATGGACGACGAGACGTACATGTCCGGGTCTGTCGCCATCGAGCGCGGCTTTGCTGACACCCTGCTCACCGCCGACCAGACGACGCGGGACGAGCAGGCCAAGGCCTCCGACCGGGAGCGCACCGCGATCACCGCGTTGGAGTTGAAGCTTGTCGCCGGCGGCGACACCCGCACTCAGGCGCGCGACCACATCACCAAGATCAAGGGCACGCCCGGCGCTGCCCCTGTAGCCGACACGCCAGGCGCTGGCGGCGAGACCGAGTTGACCGGCCTACTGGCGGGTCTGCTCTCCACCCTTAAGAGCTAGGAGCTCCCCCATGAAGAAAATGAACATGGCCGCCCTTGTGGCGGTGGCGAAGGTGCTCGCCCATCCGTTTCGCGCGCTTGCGGCGGTAGCGAGCAAGTCAGCCCCCGAACTGACCCTCTCGCCCCCCACCCTGCCTGCGATGCCTCGCGCCATCGCCGGCACCGTCCGTGCGGACGCCGCGGATCCCGCGACGCTCATCCGGGCGCTGAACGGGGCGTTCGACGAGTTCAAGACGACCCATGCCCGCGAGATCGAGGAGATCAAGGCGGGCAAGACGGACGTCCTGACCAAGGACAAGCTCGACGCGATCAACGCAACCCTGACCGAACTGCAGACTGCGGTTGACGATCAGGCGCGAATCAACGCGGCTGCGAAGCTGGGCGACGGTGCCGTCATCGGTGACATCAAGTCCGACCCGGAATACACCAAGGCGTTCAAGGCGCATATGCGTCGGGGCGACAATGCCTCCGCCGAAGTCCGCGCAGCGATGCAGAAGGGCACCGACACCGACGGTGGCTATCTGGCCCCGATCGAGTGGGATCGGACCATCGGCGAGAAGCTGAAGAAGATCAGCCCGATGCGTGCCGAGAGCCGGGTCATCACGATCAGCGTGGCCGGGTTCAAGAAGTATTTCTCGGACCGCAACGTCGGGTCGGGCTGGGTCGGAGAGACCGCCAGCCGTCCGGCGACCACCACGCCGCAGATCGGTGTGCTCGATTTCGTGCCGGGCGAACTCTACGCCAATCCGGCAATCTCCCAGCAGCTGCTGGACGATGCCGCGATCGACCTCGAGGAATGGCTTGGCCAGGAAGTCGATACCGAGTTCTCGCGCCAGGAGGGCATCGGCTTCCTGTCGGGCGACGGCGCGAACAAGCCCTACGGCATCCTGACCTACGTCACCGGCGCAGCGAATGCCGCCCGCCACCCCTATGGTGCGATCAAGGCGGTCAACACCGGCGATGCGGCCAAGCTCACCGGCGACGGCTTCGTCGACCTGATGTACGACCTGCCGAGCGAATTCGCAGGCAACGCGAAGCTCTTCATCAACCGGCAGAGCCTCGGTGCCGCGCGCAAGCTGAAGGACGGTCAGGGCAACTTCCTGTGGCAGCCGTCCTATGCCCTCGGTCAGCCCCAGACGCTGAACGGCGCGCCGATCGTGGAGATGCCCGACATGCCGACCGCGGCGGCCGGCAACGTTGCCGCGCTCTACGGCGATATGGAAGCGACCTACCTGGTTGTCGATCGCATCGGCATCCGCGTGCTGCGCGATCCGTATTCGAACAAGCCGTTCGTGCACTTCTACACGACCAAGCGCGTGGGCGGCGGGGTGCATAACCCTGAGCCGATGCGCGCGCTCAAGATCGCCGTGAATGCATAACCCTCCCCCGGGCCAGCTTCGTGCTGGCCCGGTTCTTCGAAGCCGCGCGGCAGGGCCCGCGGTTTCGGCGAACCAGGAGAAGACCTATGGACACCAACACCGTCAAGAAGCCGGACAACGGCATCGCTCCGGCAACCGATATCGACACCGCCGGCGCACCGCAGCAGATCGTTCCCGACGTCGACATGAGCCACCCCGCCGTCGACGCCGATCCGCGGGCCAACACCAGCGCCGAACAGAACCGCATCGACTTCAATGACCCGACGCTTTCGGGTGCGGAAGCGGTCGAGCAGAACCTCAACGCCAAGAAGTAATGAGTCGGTGCCAGCCGTTCGCGGCTGGCACTCGCAATCCAGCATGGGAGGCGCACGATGACGTTGCAAACCATCGCTTCCATGCGCGAATTCCTCTCGCTCGGGCCCGACGTGTCGGACGCCAGCGTGCTTGAGCAGTACGGCGCATACATCGCCGGTGAGACCGTCACGCCAATCATTTCGCTGCGCGAAGCGAAAGCCCAACTGCAGCGCGAACAGGAAAATACGGAAGACGACGCGGAGATCGCCGACTTCATCGCCGACGCATCGGCTTGGGTCGAGGGGTATACCGGTCACCTCCTCACCGCCCGCGACGTCACCGAGCAGTTCCGCGGCATTGGTGCCGTCGAGATCCGCGCTTGGCCAATCGCTGCGGCAGCCGTGCCGGGTGTGGCCTATCAGGACGCAAGCGGGCAGCCCATCGCGATAACCGGTACCAGGTTGGACCTCAGCAGCCGTCCGGCGCGCGTCTTGCCGCCAAACGGACGGTTCTATCCGTTCACCGACAGCAAGCAGCTTTTTACAGTCACCGTCCGCGCCGGATATGAAACGCCGAACGACGTGCCGCGCGAAATGCGCCGCGCCATGCTGGTGCTGATCTCCGGATACGACAACGACCGCGAGGGCGGTGATGTCTTTGCCAAGGCGGAGGCCAGCGCGCGCAGGATCTGCGGTCGTCTTCGGTTGCGCCGGCTGTGACGGTCGGTGACGGCCTATCCAGCCGACTGCGCGAGCGTGTGACGATCCAGCAGTCGAATGCCATCGATAACGGCCGCGGTGGTCGCAAAGTGCCAGAGGGACAGCCCGCCTGGCGCGATGTTGCGACCAAGGTTCCTGCGGAGATCGTTGCTCTGCGCGGCGGCGAGGCGCTCAGCATCGCGGTACAGCGCGCGACCCAGTTCTATCGCGTCACCATCCGGAAGCGCCCCGGCGTCACCACTGCGCATCGCCTGGTGTGGAACGGCATTGCGCTCGATATTCGAACCGCGCCGCCATCGACCGACCGAACGACGTTGGTATTGACGTGCGAGAGCGGAGCGCTCGGGTGATGGCGCGTTCGCAGATCCGCGGCATCGGTAAATTCCGCCGCTTGCTCCGGCGTATGCCGGAGGCGGTGCGCGGCGAGCTGGTGGTCGAACTCAGTGTTACTGGTCGGCAAATCGCACAAGCGATGCAGGTCAAAACGCCGCGTAAGACCGGAGCGGTACGCGAGGGCATCACCAGCAAGGTTTTGCCCAAGTCGCTGCGGTTGCAGGTCGGGCTGCTAGGCACCCGCGGTGGGCAGTCGAAGCTGTTCTATGGCCGCATTCAGGATCTCGGCCGCCGGGCTCAGACCGTGCTGGTGCAACGTCGGCGCCGGGTGGCTCACACCTTTCGAGATGGCCGCACCGTCAACATGCTGCGGACCGGATCAGGCGGACGGAAACGGACCGAGGACATCGTCGCGACCTACAAGATGCGCGTGCGGGGGATGGCGCCGAAGCGATTCATCACCGGACGGATGCCCGAGCTCCGGCGCACCTTGAACGACAATCTGCGCGGTATCTTCGCCCGATCGCTTGGGCGCATCGCAGGAGGCTCCGATGAGTAAAGCGAAGGCAATGGTCGAAGCGGCGGTATTCGTGGCGCTGAACGAAGGCGTCACCGGAGCGAGGGTCTATCAGGATGCCCCGGAGAACGCGCCGACCCCGCTGGTGATCATCGGCGACCTCAAGAGCAGCAGACTGCCGACGAAGGACGCCGATGACGATCGGCGGGTGACGATCTCCATCGTGACGATCGTCGAGGCGGAAGAACGCGCCCCGTTGCTCGCCCTGCAGGAGCAGATCGAGGCAGCACTCGACGGACAGAACCTTCAGCAGGACGGCTGGCTCCTCGCGTTCGAGTTCGAGGACGATGACGCCGTGCTGAGCGAGGACGGCGCGACCTACAGCGGGATCACCAGTTTCACCGTGCTCGCAATCGCGCCGTAGCACGCCCCTTCCCCCGTAACCTACCCGCCGCGCCTCGCCCGCGCGCATTCACAGGAGAACCACCATGGCGAAGAAACTCGGCAGTGATTACCGCTTGTTCGTCCAGTCGACGACGGCCGGCACGTTCAACCAGCCCGCCGGTCAGGGCAATCTCAGCATCGATCGCGGCAAGGCGTTCTCTTCGAACGCGACCAAGGATCAGGAGGGTGTCGACACCCAGGCGCCGGGCCTGCGCACCCTGACGATCAAGCAGGATCTGACGCCCGATCTCCCGGACGCCAACGGCTACACCCGGATCGAGACGCTCGACAAGTCGAACGCGGCCGAAGTCTACCAGATCCGGAAGAAGCCGTTTGCGACCGGCGACATCGTGTTCGAATGCTCGATGTACACCTCGATCGACAGCTCCGGCTTCGACCAGGGCGCCAGCGTCAAGTCGCCGCTGACGCTGCAGCCGGCCGCGCAGCCGACGATCGACACGCTCCAGTAAGCGCGCGCCCTCCCTCCCCTCCCCGAAGGATTCCCGAATGATCAAGATCAACGGCACCTCCCTCCCGACCAGCAAGCCGCAGGACCTGGACGAACTGCTGGTCGCCTCGACCGGTCACGGCGTGCATGAGGTTCATGCGTTGCTGAGCGGGGGGCCTGGGCTTGCGGCCCGTGCCCTCGCCCCGTTCCTCGGCAAGGACGCCCCGGCGCTGAATGAACTCGCCAGCGACATCGCAGCAGACCCGGACGCCATCGGCGCGATCGCCAAGCTGTATGCGCTGCCGACGGACGTGGTCGCAGAGGTCACCGCGCAGTGAGCGACCTCGACACCACCGCCTTCGCAAACGAGGACCGGGGCGAGCTTTCCCTGATCCTCGACGGCGCATCCATGGTCCTGCGCCCGACCTTCGAAGCCCTGACCGAAATCGAGCAGACGCTTGACCGCGGTTTGGTCGACCTCGCGCGGGACGCCTTGGCGGCGAAGCTCAAGCTCGGCGAGACGGCGCAGATCGTCACCGCCTGCGTGCGCGCGTGGGGCAAGGAAACCGACAACAAGGGCGCGGCCGGGGCCAATGCCTCGCGCGTCGCCCGCTTGATCGTCGACAGCGACGGCGGCCTGCACAACGCTCTGAAGACGGTCGGGGCGCTGCTCTCGCTCGCGGTGACCGGCGGGTACAACTCCGCGGGGGAACTGAAGCCGTCGACGATGAAGACGACGCCGGAGAAAGCCCCCGTCGACGGCTGATGGGCACGGCCGTCGTCCTTCTGGGATGGCGGCCTGCCGACTTCTGGCGCTGCACACCGGTCGAATTCTGGACCGCTATGAAGGCGTTCGAGCGCGCCAATCCCCCCAACCCGACCTGACAGGAGGCGTCTATGGCTGATCAGACCGAACGCCTGCTATTGCAGGTCGACGCCGCGACCGAGTTGCTGCGCCGCAACCTCGCCGAGGGCGAGAAGCCGCTCGAACGATTCGAGAAGCGCGCCGCCAAGATGGCGGAAGGCGTCGACGGTTCGATCAGCAACATGGGCAAGCGGTTTGGCGCGTTCGCCGACCTCGCCGAGAGCGCGGCCTCCCGCACGCAGAAGTCGTTCGAGGCGAGTTTCAGCCAGGTTCAACGGATCGCCGCTACCGCGATCAAGGGACCGACGATCGAAGGCGGCATCAATCTCGGGGCGGATGATATCCGGGCCGGTGCTGCCGCTGCCCAAGACCAGGCGCGGGCTTACGCACTTATCGCCGAGGCGGCGGAACGGGCCGCTTCCGCCGAGCGCGACACCTCGGAAGCAACCCGCCTTTTCATCCAGGCGACCAACGCGTCTCGCATCGAAGCCGAACAGAAAGCTGCTGCTCTGCTCGCCGAGGCAGGGGCGTTGGAACGCGTGGAGATCGAGCTACGGCAGAGCGCCGAGGCGACCGAACTGTTCGTCACGAAGCATCAGCGCATTGCTGAGGCGGCGGCCGAGCAACAGCGTCTGTCGGTTGCAACGGCGGAGTCGGCACGCGAGCAGAAGGCGCTTGGGGCATCCGCGGAGGCCCTCCGGGCGTCGATCGACCCGATGTTTGCCGCGCAACAGCGGTTCGATGCAGAACTGACGCGCGCTGAGACGTTACTGTCCGCTGGCGCGATCAGCACTCGGGAATATGATGCCGCGGTGCGCGTCGCCACGGACGCGTTGCAGGCACATGCCGCCCAGGTATCCGGGGCGGTCGAGAAAGAACGCCAGCTTGCTGCCAGCACCCGCGAAGCCGCGCTTGGTCAGCGCGCGCTCGCGGCTACCGCTGACATCCTGCGCGCCGAGCTCGACCCGATGTTTCTGGCGCAGAAGCGCTTCGATGACGAACTGAACCGCGCGGATGCACTGTACAAAGCTGGCATCATCTCGGTGCGCGAGTACGAACAAGCTCAGCAGCTCGCCCGGAACACGCTGCAAGGACATGCCGAGGCCGTCGCTGGCGCCAGCGCATCCGAACGCCAGCTTGTAGAGGTGCAGCAGCGCGGCACCGTCAGCGCCGGCCAACAGAAGGCTGCCATGCAGCAGCTGAGCTATCAGCTGAACGACGTGGCCACTCAGTTCGGGTCCGGAACGCCTTTGCTGCAAATTTTTGCTCAGCAAAGCGGCCAGGTTTTCCAGGCTCTTGGGATGATGAGCTTTGGTGCCGGTGGTGCCGCGAAGGCGATCGAGAACACTGGCGGCAGTGCTGACGATGCAGTTACTGACGTCGCCGGCCTCGGGGAACAGGTAACGGGGGTCGCCGAGAAGGCCGAAGGCATGACCGGCAAGTTCGGCGCTGCGGCGGCCTTTCTCTCCGGGCCATGGGGCGCAGCGGTCATCGCTGCTGTCACGATCCTTACGCCCTTCATCGTCAAGCTGATCGAGGGCAACGACGCCGTCGCCGACGCAGTCGACAAGCTCACGAAGGATGCCGAGCAGACCGAAATCACCCGGCAGGCCAAGGAAAAGTTCGCGCAGAGTGCGGCCGGCGTCGCTGCGGCAATTCGTGATGGAACAGCCGCGACGAAGGCATCGATTGACGGTCTTCGTTCCTCTGTCGAAGCGACCAACATCGCCGCCAAGCAGAACCTCGAGCATGAGATCAGCATCCGGCGGGTAACTCTCGCGCAAATCGCACAGGCGAAGGTGTTGGCAGAAAATGCCAAGGGTTCGAGTCTGGCGGCCAACGGGCCCGGATCCGGGCAGTCGATTGTCGCGAACCAATACGCCTCGCGCGTCGACGAGTTGACCAAGCAGCTCTCGGATCAGCAGAAGCTAATCGACGAGGCGCAGGCCCGCGTCAGCGCGACCCGCGTCGACCTTGCTACGGAAGCAGCCACGCGCGCGGTTGATCCGATGGCGCGGATCAAGAAGCTGTACGATGACCAGGCAAATGCCGCTCGGGCAAAGGCGCGCGCCGAAAAGTCCGTTACGAGCGAACTGACGAACCAGCTGGCCGCAATCGAACGCAATCGCCAAGCCGCAATCAAGGCTGAGCAGGATCGTACTTCAGCTGAGACGCGGAAACCGAACAACAATCAGATTGGTCGAACCGTCAATGTTGCCGAAGCGACCAGCATCGTTGCTAGCATCGGCGGGCGGGTCACCAGTGGCCTGCGCTCGACCGAGCGCCAAGCGCAGCTGTATGCGGACAAGCTCGCCGGGCGGCACGCCGGACCGGTCGCCAAGCCCGGCACCAGCGATCATGAGCGCGGTCAGGCGATCGACGTCGCCTACGGGCCCGGCATCAGCGTGGCGTCGATTCGGCAGGCGTTCGCCAAGGAAGGCGTGGCGATCCGCCAGCTGATCGACGAACGCGATCAGAAGGTGTTTCACGTCGCCTTCGGCAAGAAGGGGCCGAGTCAGCAGTCGGTAGACGATCGCGCCGAGCGCGCGCGGCAGAAGGTGCTCAGCGACGACATCGCCTACGGCCAGGAAGAGCAGTCCGCGCGGCAGCGTCTCGCCGCGGCGACGCGCAAGTCGGCCCAGACCGAGGATCAGCGCGATGCCGAACTGGTCGCAAGCATCAATGCCGAGGCCGATAGCCGCAAGCAGAAGATCGATCTCCAGCAGGAGAAGGGGCTGTCGAAGGCGCGCGCGGACAACCTGCGGTCGCTGAACGAGCAGACCCGAGTGCAGGATCTGCAGAACGCCGCGGCGGACCGCGCCATGCGTGTGATCGAGCAGCGGTACGACGTCGATCGGCAGAGCCTCGAATCGCGGGTCGCTCTGCTGCGCATCAGCGAGGACATGGCACCGACCGAGCGCGAGCGCGCGCGGATTGCCGAGCAAATCCTCGAAGCCGAGCAGACGCTTCGCCGCCAGGCGCTCGAGCGCGTGCGCGACACGTCGAAGGATCCGGAAGCCGTGATGTCGGCGAAGCGCTCGCTCGACGCACTGCCGGCGCTTGAGGGTGCCGAGCGCGGGCAGCTCAAGCGCCAGAACGCCTCCCCGCTCGACGCTTATCGGGAACGGCTCAAGTCGGCGACTGACGACACCAACGCCGCTTTGCAAGGCGTGGCGGTCAACGCGCTTGGATCGCTCGAAAACAGCGTGTCCTCGTCGATCGGCAAGGTGCTGAAGCTCAAGGGGGCCTTCGGCGAAATGGCGTCGAGCATCCTCGCAGATCTCGCGCGCATTGCCGTCCAGAAAGTCATCCTTGGCGCGCTCCCAGGCGTGGGCAAGTTTCTCGGCTTGGCCGATGGCGGATCGGTCAGCGGCATCCCGGGCCGCGCGGACGGCGGCTCGCTCGGCGGTCTGATCAGCGGCCCCGGCCACGGTCGATCGGATAGCATCCTGGCGCTTCTGAAAGGCCCCGGCGGCGGCGCAGTGCGGCTATCCAACCGCGAGTTCATCATGAACGAAGGCGCTGTGAACTATTACGGCGCGAACGCGATGGCGGCGATCAACGCACGGCGGCTTCCGCGCTTCGCAAACGGCGGTTCGCTCGGCGGTTCGCCTGCCCTCCCCAGCCTTCGCGCGCCGAACCTGCCGGCGGCGGCATATGGCGGCGGCGCGAACCGGCGGCTGCAGCTGGACGGCAACATCACGGTCACCGCCGGGCCGGAGTTCGACGCCAAGATGGAAAGCATCTCGCTGCGCACCGTGGGCGCGACCGCAGAGCCGATCATGGCGGGCGCGACGTCGCGCACAATGCGCAAGCTGAACCGCGCCGTCTTGCCGGGAGGCTTCGACTGATGCTCATCAACATCCCAGCGGAACCGGTAGCCTCCGATATCGAGTGGACGATCGACCAGCCCGGTCAGGTCAATCGCGGCGAATGGACCGGTCGAAGACGCGTCACGTTGCTGCCCGCCGCGCCGCGGTGGTTTGCCAAGGTCACGCTGCCCCCGATCACAGGGGAAAGCCGCGTTCTCGACTGGCGGGCGTTCGTGGTGGACTGCGACGGCGTTGCCAACAGCTTCCGCGTCATCGCGTGCGAGGGCGATCAGATCTCCGGGTCGCTAGACGTTCGCGTGAAAGGCGGCGGCCAGGGCGGGCACGCGCTGGCGACTTCCGGTTGGGGCTCCGCTGGCCTGAAGGTCAGGCGCGGCCAGTTCGTCACGCTTGGCGATCAGCTGCTGATGCTGAACGCGGACGTGATCGCCGATGACAGCGGCAATGCGACCCTGTCGGTCAAGCCGTACATCCGCATCGTCCCTGCGGACAAAGCCCCGATCGAGGTCAAGCGGCCCTATGCCGTGATGGCGATGTCGGATCCGAAGAACGGCTGGAAGGTCGGGATCGGCAAGAAATACGCGGTCTCGTTCGACTGCGAGGAAGCGTTCTGATGGATAGCCGCCCCGACGCCGACGCCAACGCCGCGCTATCCGCCAACGTCCGCAAGCCAGTGACGTTCTGCTTCCTCGACTTGGCCGATGGTCCGATCCGCGTCACCAACGCGCCGTACAGCTATTCCTTTACCGGCACCGGCGACGAGGATCTCGACGGCTTTACCTTCACCGCGGTCGATCCGCGCGTCGTGTCGGTCGGTACGGTCAAGGCGCGTGAGGGCGGTACCGACACGCTGTCGCTGCAGCTTTCCGGTCTCGCTGGCGTCGACGACGAACTGATGACCCAGATCGGCGATCGTGCGAACTATGTCGGGCGGGATTGCCGCCTGTGGCGCGCGATGCTGGATCCGCGGCAGCTGACCCGCATCGGCGCGATCTGGTCGTTCTACACCGGCTACATGTCGGTGCCCAAGATCGTCGGCGACCGCACCAGCCAGACGATCAACCTCGACGTCGAATCGTACCTCGCCTTCTTCGGCCAGGCGTCGAACCGCACCTATCTCGACCAGCAGAGCTACGACCCGGAAGATCGGTCGGCCGAGCTCGCGATCGCGATCGCCAACGGCGCCAGCCGCAGAACCTGACCGGGAGTCGATTATGTACCGTCTGCCCGACTGGGAGGCGCGGCTCGCCGCGTATCTCGAGCCCCTCCGCACGCGCTCATTCACCTGGGGGGATCACGACTGCTGCACCTTCGCCGCTGGTGCCGTTGCGGCGATGACCGGCGTCGACCCGATGCCGGAGTTCCGTGGTCGCTACACGACGTCGCGCGGTTCGGTGCGCGCGCTGCGCCGGATCGGTGCCGGGACACTGGCGGCCACGCTCGACGGCAAGTTCGAGGCGGTAGACGCGTCCCTCGCGCACCGCGGCGACATCGTCATGTCCGACGGGTTGCTCGGCATCTGTCTCGGCCCGTTCCTTGTCGCCGTGGGCGCGGAGGGCGAGCGCGAGGGGCTCGTCCGGATCGCGCGCGCGCAGTGGGCCGCGCCGCGCGCCTGGCACGTCCGGTTCGGGTTCTGACGGATGGCCAAGGCACTTAAATTCGCGGCGATCGCCGTCGGCGCAGTCGCGCTGGCATTCACCGGTGTCGGCCTCGCAGCGGGCCTTGGCGCGGCGGCGACAAGCTTCGGTGTCGGCGTGTCGGCGAGCACGCTCTTCCTCGTCTCGGGGGGCCTGAGCATTGCGGCCGGCCTGCTGCAGAAGGGGCCGAAGGTCACCGCCTCGCAGACCGATCGCCTGTCCGCCAACATCGACCCCCGCACTTTCCGCAAGACGGTGCTGGGCCAGACCGCCATGCCGGTCGACGTCCGCTATGAGGAATGGTCGGGCAAAGATCAGGAGATCTGCGAGTGGATCGTGGCCTTCGCCAGCCACGCGATCGACGGCCTCGAGGAGATCTGGTTCGACACGGAAATGGCATGGTCGGCGGCGACCGGCGTGGTCGCCAAGTACAACGGCTATTTCTCGATCCCGAACCTGATCCTCGAGGGCACGCCGCAGAACGCCTTCAGCTTCGGCCAGTGGAGTCGCGACAGCGCGCGCCTGACCGGCTGTGCGTACGCGCGCTTCCGCTTCAAGGTCACCGGCAACAGCAAGAAGGCGGAAAGCCCCTTCTCGAGCGGCATCCCCAGCCGGATCACGGTGATCGGGCGCGGCGCGAAGCTCTACGATCCGCGGCGCGACAGCACGGTCCCCGGCGGGTCCGGGCCGATGCGGTGGGACGACCAGTCGACCTGGCGCTTCACGACCGACGACGGCGTCGTGATTGGCGAGAATCTGCCGCTGCAGATCCTGCGCGTCATTCTCGGCTGGCGGATCCGCAACCCAAGCAGCGGTGAGATGAAACTCGCGACGGGTGCCGGCGTGCCGGGGCGGCGCATCAGCTTCCCGTCGTTCCAGGTCGCAGCGAACCTAGCCGACGAGCTGGTCAACCGCGCAGCAGGCGGCAACGAACCGCGCTACCACGGCGCGGGCGTGGTCTCGGAAGGGGACGATCAGAAGACCGTCCTCGATATGCTCTGCTCGGCGTGCTGCGGGCGCTTCCGGGACACCGGCGGCAAGCTGGCGCTGGCGATCTCCCACAACGACCTCGCCGCGGCGGCGGTCGACGACGGGCTCAACGACGACGACGTGGTCGGAGCGTTCACCTGGGATCCCGACCCTTCGCTCGAGACGACGCCGAACGTGGTGCGCGGGCGCTACGTCGACGCGACGTCGGCCTCGCTGTATCAGCTGATCGACTATCCCGAGGTGCGGCTGCCGAGCCCCGACGGGCAGGACCGCTTCCTGTCACTGGACCTCGGCGTCGTCGAGAGCCCCAGCCAGGCGCAGCGCATCGCCAAGCAGGTCCTGCAGCGCCGGCAATACTCGCGTCAGTTCGCCGCCCCATTCGACATCCGCGCTTGGAAATACACGGTCGGCGATGTCCTGCCGTTCACCTTCGCACCGCTCGGGTTCCAGCGCGGTGTGTTCCGGGTGAAGGAACAGGAGCTTGGTCAGGGCGGCACCTGCAACATGGTGCTGACCTTCGAGACGCCCGCCTTCTACCAGTGGGACGCTGACGACTCCCTGCCCGTCCAGGGTGCCGAACCGATCGTCTACGACCGCGGCAACAACCCCTTGATCCTCGCGATCGACGAGGCGGCGACGACCGCCTTCTGGAACGGCGTGACCGGCGACGGAAAGCCTGAGGACGACGCGACGAACAGCGCCGACCCGAACAGCGCGTTCGGACCCGGCACCGTCGGCGGGACGATCACCAAGATCAGCGAATTTGATGTGCAGCTTGCGGCCGCGAAAGCGCAGGTCGACGCCATAAACAATCAGACGATTCCGGCGGTCAACCAAGCCGTTGCGGTGGCAAACGACCAAATCGCAGCCGCCCGCTCCGCAGCAGAGGCCGCGGTAGCGGCGGCGCGCAAGTCCGCCGACGATGCGGTCGCGGAGGCCAATGCCAAGCTCGCAGCGGCGCGCAGCGATATTGACCGAGCGCAGATCGACCTCGCGGCGGAGGTCTCGCGGGCAAAGGGGAAAGACGAGGACCTCACACAGCGGATCGACGCGATCTCGGCTGGCAACGGGTATGACGACACGCAGATCCGCGCGCTGATCCAGACCGTCGACACGGCCCGCGCCGACGATAAGCGCGCGATCGCGAGCCGCGTCGATTCGATCGTCACCGATTACCAGAACCGCGACACCGCAACGAACGCGCGCATCTCGCAGGACTTCACCACCTTCACCAACGCCGACCGTGCGCTTGGGTCGCGGATCGATAGCGTGATCACGAATTACCGCGGTCTCGACAGCAACACCAACTCGCGGATCACGAGCAGCGTGGCGTCGCTGTCGGACGCCGACCGCGCGCTCGGGCAGCGGATCGACGCGTTGGTCGTCGAGGGCGGCGGCTACGATGACAGCTACGTCCGGGCCGACATCACCACCAACAACACGGCCGCGATCAACCGCGATCTGGCGCTTGGGCAGCGGATCGATATCGTGTCGGCGAGTTTCAGCCGCGGCGGCGGCAACCTGCTGAGCAACAGCGACTTCGTCAGCACCGATGGATGGGCAATCGTCAACACCCTGCCCGGGGCCGAACCGCTGTCGCTCAACTCGAACGGCACGCCGTACATGGTGGGCGGAATCGAGAATAACCTGAGCGTGCATCAGAACGGGCGCGCTGACGGCGGTGACGGGGCGTTCGTCCGGATCGCCAGCGACGCGTTCGGCGTCATCCCCGGGGCATTCCTCCAGTTCTACGCCTTCACCGCCGCGCATCGCTCGCAGGCATGGGTCAGCATTTTCTTCTACGGCGAGGATGGCTCGCTCGCCGGCGACGGTGGGCAGAACTATGGCCCCCGGACGGGCAACGGCGGGCACGACGGTTCCGGCTGGGATCAGGTCGGCGTCAAGTCGATCCGGGTGCCTGACGCCGCGCGGACCGCGCGCCTGATCCTGCAGAAGTTCAACACGGCGACCGGGCAGACCGACAGCGTCGCCTGGTTCTGGCACGCCTATGTCGGTGAAGCGCGCGACGGTCAGTCGGTCTGGAACGCCTACACCTCGGGCAACGGCAAGGCGGTGCAGGTCCGGTCCGACGCGCGTATCTCGCAGGCGTCGACCGCTGCCGCGTCGGCGACGCAAGCAGTCGCGGACCTGTCCACCAGCGTGACGACGCAGCTGCTCGGCATCGGTAACTCGCTCTCGGCATACGACTCGCGGATCATTGCGCTGTCGACGGACCAGCAGAGCACGGCCGGTGCCGTCACCTCGATCCGCGCAAGTCTGACGCGCAGCGGCGGCAACCTGATCAGCAACACCGATTTCGTCACGACCGACGGCTGGGCGGTCAACAGGTTCGAACCGAACGGCGCGATGGCGCTCACGCCCGGCATCGATGCCGCTGGCGCCACCTATCACCCGGCGGGCGAGCACGTCATCTCGATCGTCCAGGGCGCGCGCACCGGCGGCGACGCCTATGCCGAATGGGAAAGCCAGCCGTTCGGCGTCAGCCCGACCGAGTGGATCCAGTATTACGCCTTCTACAACGCGCACCGGTGCGACGTCATGGTCGGGATCATCTGGCGCAACCAGGCCGGAACGCCGGTCGGGTCGGCCAACTCGGGCCGCAAGACCGCGCTGAACGTCGACGGCAACAACCCGCAGAATTACGTGCAGATCGGCGCGGTGGTGGCGCAGGTGCCCGCCAATGCTGTCTCCGCGACGATCGTGCTGCGCAAATACGACACGTACCTCAACCAGACCAGCAGCTACGCCTGGTTCTGGCGCGCCTACGCCGGGCAGGTATCGGCGGGGCAGTCGGCCTGGAACGCTTATGTCGCCGGCAGCGCGCGCGCAGTGCAAGCCCGTTCCGACGCGGCGATCGTCCAGGCCTCCACCGCGGCGGCGACGGCAAACCAGTCCGTCGCCGACCTCACGACCAGCGTGAACGCGCGCTTCGTCGGGGTGAACACGACCCTGACGAGCTACGACAGCCGGATCAGCGCGCTGTCGACCGACACGCAGGGGTATGCCGGTCGGACGAGCACGCTCGAGGCGCAGATGAGCCGGAGCGCGCCGAGTGCGCTTCAGCAGCTGACGCTCGACGTCAATTCGAACCTGATCAAGGTCAACGACAACCTGAACCTGGTGAACACCCAGGTGAACGCCCGCATCAAGTCGAGCGAGGACGTCATTGCGGATCTGCCAAACCGCTATGCTGCCGCGTCGCGGACAGCGGCGCTCGAGGCATCGGTCAACGGTGACGGCAATAGTCGCCTGCTCGCGCGCGCCAACGATCAGGCGGCCGTGATCGCGGACGCCAAGGTCGGCGTCGTCACCTCGTCGCTGTCTACCCTCCGCAGCGACTTCAACGGGGTATCGGCGACCGTCCAACAGCAGGCCGGGACGATCGCCAGCGTCAACGGACGCTCCCAAGTCTATTGGGGTGTCACCGGCACCACGCCGGATGGTTTCACGACAGTCCAGCTGTCGAAGGCGGACGGGTCGCCCGGCTTGTTCTACGTCGGCGCGAACATGCTGGTGAGTGGCAACCTCACGGTCGACGGCACGATCACCGCGCGCAAGTTCGATCGCAGCAGCATGTCGCGCGAGGGTTCTGCAACCTGGACGGGCAGCATCACGCCGGACATCGGGCAGACGATCACCGTCCCATGGGGGCTGTCGCTGTCGCAGGTCCCCGCGCTGGGCCGCTTCGTCTACGAGATCCAGGTCGGGGTGACGACAAATGCGGGCCAGCAACAGGTTTCGCAGATGAACGGCAAGCCCGCCTATCTCACGTTCGTGGAAGCGGGCGGCGGTCTCAACATCGCGGCGGTGGACAATCAGGGCAACGTGTATCGACCGGCTGCCAACTCCTGGACGGTGATCCTCGCGACGACCGATTTCGTCCCGTCCTGGACCGCCACGATCGCGCGCGGGTCGTACGACACGGGCTGGGTCAACCAGGGCGACTCCTATGAGCGTCAGGTTGCCGCGATCTACTCGGTAAGCTCCATCAGGATGAAGGTGATGTGGGTCGCCATCTAACAACCATCGGAGGACAGCATGGAATTTGAATTTTGGGTCGTCTACTCGTTGAGCACGTTCGAGAAGATCGGCCAAGGGTCGGGCGTCATCGGCGCAAGTGCATACCAGCCGTTACATGAAGGCACGGGGCTCGTCGTTGTGCCGTACGCGGTCATCGCCGACGAGCAACTCAATCTCGATGCGCTTCGCGGCGCAATAAGCCTGTCCGTCGACACTTCGGCGGAGACGTTGCGGTTGCAGTTCCTTACTGCGGGTACGGGTCAGGCAATGACCTACCAGCGCAAGGAAGCGGAAGCGCGCGCGTGGCTGCTCGATAATACGACCCGCACCCCGTTTCTCGAAGCCGAGGCGTCCGCTTGTCAGATCACGATCGAGGACCTGGTGCCGGTGGTGATCGCCCGGGCGGATCAATGGGAAGTGGTTGGTGCGCTGATCGAGGGTGAGCGGATGGGCGCGAAGGACAAGATCGCGCGGGGTGAGACGTTCGCCGATATCATTAAGGCCGGACGAATCGATTGGCAGGCGCTCGTCCGCCCGGCCCCGGCCGCGGCCTGACCGTGCTGCGCCGCGAGTCCGCGCTCGACCGCTTGAGCAACTGGGTCATCCAGATCCTAATATCGATCGACCAGTTCGCCTACGTCATCCTCGCCGGACCCTATTACCTAATCTTCGGCGGCGTCTGCCCTTCCGCTGACGAGACGATCAGTTCCCGCGTCGGTCGCGCGGCAATGGCTGGCAGCTGGTGGGGCAAGCCCTGCTCTTGGGCAATCGACCACCTCTTCATGCTGCTAGGATCCGCGCCGGGGCACTGCGCCCGCGCGATCGAGACCGCCTTTCTGGGCATGGCACCCAAATAACAGGAGCTACCGTGATGTTGCTTGCCGATGCGCTTCGCGGCGCAGCCCTTGGCGCGTGGCTGTTCTGCCTCGCCTGCCTTTCCCCTGCCGTGTGGCGGATCTTGCGACGGCGCGGACGATACCTCGATCCGATCTGGGGGTTGGTCTTCATGCTTGCGATCAACCGCGTGACGTTCATCGCCCGGGTATCGCTGGAAGCGAGCCACATCACCGCGGCGCTGCTGGCGATCGCCATGAGCGCGGTAACTCTTTCCTTCCAACGCCATGATCGGTGATCCCATGCCCAACTCGCTGGCAGGCCTTCCCTTTGGCTGGGGCGCGGTATTCGCGCTGCTGAATCTCATTCTCGGTGGCGGCGTATTTGCTTCGTGGGTCAGGAGCCGTCCCAAGATGCGGGAGATCCAGCGCTCGGCTGAGGAAAAGCTGCGCGACGACCTTATCGCCCGCGTCGAGAAGCTCGAAACCCGGCTCGAGGAAACCCGGACGCACTACGAGAGCAAGCTTGAAAAGCTCGTCGCCGATTACGAGGCAGCTCAGCGTACCGCACGGCACGAATTGAACAACGTCAAGATGCGTTTCCGCGCGCTCGTCATGCTGCTCAAGCGCTTGCCGAATCCGCCTGAGATGCTGGTCGCGATCCTCGCGGATATCGAGTCGATGGAAGCCGAGCAGATGCACGCCGAGGCGCTCGAAAAAGGTGCGGTGTCCGCTGCCAAGATTGCCGCGACCAACCCCACAATCTGAAAGGAGTGAGATCATGACGATCAACGGCGAAATCACCGTGCGCGTCGCGTGCGAGCTGGCCGCAGCCGAGGGCATCGTGCGCGAGTGGTATCTCGACACAAAAGGCGTTGGCACCTGGGGCATCGGGGTAACGAACGCCTCCGGCCACCTGGTCGACCGGTACAAGGATAAGCCCGCCTCGATCGAACGCGTGTTGCAGATCTATATCTGGCTGCTGCGGACGAACTATGCGCCGGCGGTGCTGGCCGCGTTCAAGGGCCGCGCGCTGACCGAGGCGCAGTTCGCCGCGGCGCTGTCGTTCCACTACAACACCGGCGCGATCGGCGGCACGGCCTGGGTGGGCCTGTATCTCGCCGGGAAGGTCGCGGACGCCCGCAAGTTCCTAGAGACGCACTATCTGAACGATGGCGACCTCAAGCAGCGCCGGATGGAGGAGGCTGCCCTGTTCTTCGACGGGCGATGGAAGCACCTCGACGGCCTGGTCAACGTCTATCCAGTTCGGAAGCCGAGCTACCTCACCGGCAAGCCGACGTTGGTCGACATCCGCGCCGATGTCGCTGCCGCGCTGGCCGCGCAATGACCAGTCGCCTTCAGGAATGGGGCCTGATCGCCCTGTCGCTGCTGGCCGCGGCGCTGCTCGCGCTGATCGGCTGGACCTTTTTCATCATCGGCCAGCACATCCGCCCGGATGGCAGCGTGCCGTCGGCGGAGGCGTTCGGCCTCACCGCGCTGCTGCTGTCGTTTCGCGAAGTGATCGGCTCGATCCGCGCCCTCTACGACGCGGCCGACCGGACGAACCTGACCGAGAAACTCGCCGCGGCGGGGCCAAGCAACGCGCCAGTCCCAAAGGATGCCGTCGCCGGGGCGCAGACGGCGGCCGACAGCGCACAGCAAACGGCTGACGAACTCGCCGAGCAAGGTGCGCGGCCATGACCGGCGTGGGCAAATGGTTCGCCGCGAACGCTGCGCGCCTGATCTTCGTCGTCGGCCTCATCGCGTTGATCGCGACCGTCATATCGATCCGATCCTGCGGCACCGCGCAGTCGGCCAAGACCGAGGCCACCCTCGCGACCGGTCAGGGGACCGCGGCGATCGCGAGCGGGGCTGATGCCGTCAATGCCGTCGGCAATGCCGCGGCCAGCGAAACCGAGATCCACCAGACAGCGAAAGAAGGAACCGATGCAATTCAAGCCGCGCCTGCGGGCGATAGTAACGACGCCGCTGATCGGGCTGCTTGCCGGATGCGCGTCTACCGTAATTCGGCCAAGTGCGTCGCCCTGCTCGGCCCTGCTGCCTGACGACTGGTCTGCCGGCGTCGCCGCGGCAGCGCTGCCCGAAAGCGCCAAGCTTGCCGACGGTCATGATGATGCCCGCCCGTGGCAGAGCGGCTTCGTCGAACAGACCGGACAGCTCGAGATCGCCAACGACCGGTACACCGCCGCGACGGGCATCGTCAGCCGCTGTGAAGCGCGCGACGCCGCGGCGATCGCGAAGGCCCGGCCAAAGGTGCTCGGCCTCTTCTGATCATCCTCGAAAACCGAAAGGCTGCCCGTGCCCAATCCACCCGACATCAAGACCTTCCCACGCCGGGTCGATCCGAACATGCCGAAGCGCGGCTTCTATGCCGTCCTCACGCGCGGCGACCAAGTGCGCGATATCCTCCAGACCGGCGAGGAGATCGTGTCTTTCACGGTCACGCCCAACTCCGAAGCGACTGCCGCGGGCCTGAAGGTGCTCAGCGATGCAGATTTCCTGCCGAGGTACAGCGATCTCGTCTTCGGATTCTGGATTGATGTGGATCCGAGCCTGCGCGGCAGCACGGTCTTCAACGGAACTGGCATCGTGCTCGGCGTCGAGATCAGCTTCGTGACCAATCTCCAGCAGTCCGACCAGATCACGGTCGGCATTCGGGTGGTGAACAAATGACCCATAGAACTGTCCTCGGCGGCACCGTCAACAACGGCAGCCGCGTCTCGGCCACCTTCAGCTTCTACCAGGGCGAGGTCGGCGTTCGCGATCGGGGCGGCATCTTCGACGTGTCGTTCTTCGCGACCAGCACGCCAGTCATCCCGCGCAAGATGGAGGGCATCCTGGATGGGAAGCTCGTCAAGATCCTGTCGGTCGACGATCGCCACCTCGCTGCAAATGGTCAGCCCCCACGCGACGGCGAGGTCCGCATCGTGACCCTGTGCGTCGCGCCCGCCACCCCCGCATAAGGACCGTTCAAAATGGCGCTTGCCCCACTTTCCCAAACGCTCGTTCTGACCGCGGACGCGAGCACCGTTCCCCTCGCCGAACTCGTCGAGATTCCCAGCGGAATTGTCATCGTGCCAGTGACGATCGGCGGAACGCCAGGCGCCGCGACGCAAGGCACGGCCTACAGCTTCACCCCGACGACGGCGAACGGCAGCGGCACCAAGGCATTCGCCCTCACCGGCACGCTGCCTGCTGGTCTGACATTCTCGACCACGACTGGCTCCATCACCGGAACGCCGTCGACCGCGGGCACCACGACGGGGTTGAATATCACCGTCACTGATGCAAGCGGCATCGCCAGCCTCGGTGCATTCGCGTTGGTGGTTACGTCGAACGCAACGGTGCCCGCTGCCGTCGCCAGCTTCACCGCGACGCCCGGCAATGGGCAGGTGACGCTCGCCTGGACCGACGGCGCGACCGGCGGTTCGGCAATCACCGCCCACAAGCTTTACGCAGGCTCCGCCTCGGGTGCGACCACCCTCCTCGGCACGATCACCAGCGCATCGCCTTATATCGATACCGGGCTGACCAACGCCACGGCGCGCTTCTACCGGCTGTCGGCCGTCAACGCAGTCGGCGAAGGGCCCCTGTCGGCGGAGGTCTCGGCGACGCCGCGCGCGCCGCTCAGCATCACAGGCACGCCCGGCGCGGCGACGGTCGGCACGGCGTACACCTTCGCACCGGCGGCTTCAGGCGGGCTGGGCACGAAGACGTTCGCCCTGACCGGTACGCTGCCTGCGGGACTGACGTTCTCGACGTCGACCGGCGCGATCAGCGGCACGCCAACGGCGGCGGGAACGACATCCGGGCTCAAGATCACCGTCACCGATCCGAACGGCGGGAACGCATCGCTGGGGACGTTCGCGATCGTGGTGGGGGCAAATTCCGCGATCGTCGCACCCGCGCGCTACGCTGCATATTCCGACGACTTCGAAACGTCGGGCGTGCTGACGAGCCGTCCGAACTGGTCTGATCTCGGCAGCGGCCAGATCTCGCGGTGGTCGACCGGAAACGGGTTCCTCTACAACAACAACCTGTACAATTCGTACAACGTGATCGCGTTCGGTGCCCAGGTCTCGGACTTCATCGTGACGAAGGGCTATGACTTTACGGGCACATACCCCAGCGGGATCACGGACACGAACGCTTGGGACAAGTTCCGGCAGAGCGACAAGATCTGGTATCGCGACGGCAACAACAATCTCGACGCCTCCTATGACCCCGATTCGAAGCGGTTGTCGATCGGTGGCATCATCGGCGGAACCAGCATCACGTCGATGCGGTTCGAGAACGTGCAGTATCTCCCCAAGGGGGACATCGTGTTCGTCATGCAGGCGGGCAAGCTGCGCGTGAGGCTGGACGGTAAATGGCTCCAGTCCGGCCCGAGCCTGACCTATCCATTCGACCAGATCGACCTTTCCTCAGCCGTCGGCGCGTCCGATCGCATCGGTTACTTCGGGATCGGGGCTGGGACATGGCGCTACGCGCAGGCGCAGTATCTCAGCGTCACCCCGCTCGACATCACCGTCGACTTCGTCAACGACGCCGTCGGCCGCGATGTCGTTGGCGGCACGACCGGGACCGCGGACATCCGCGGCACCTATGTCGGCACGCCTAGCCGCTGGATTTACCGCCTGCTCAGCTACGGCACCACGACGGTCGTGCAGGACTGGCGCGACATGGGGGCCGTGTCGGCATCCAACGGCGCATGGTCCGGCACGGTCTCCCTGCCGCTGGGCGGTGCCTATGCCGTCGAGGCAGGCTACCTCGCTGCAGACGGCTCGCTCCACTCCGCCACATCGAACGCCACAATGTGCGCGATCCGCGGCACCTATTACGGGCAGAGCAACAGCACCGGACGCGGTGGGAACAGCTATAGCCCGGCAACGACGCCCGGGCCCGTCGCTGCTCGAACTGACACAATCCAGGGCATCCCTGATGGCACCTTCGCCAACGGCAACCGGAAGTATTCCTTCCCCTCCGCCTATGAGGCCCCGCGGGTTGCATACACCGCGTCGGGCACCCCCTTCTTCATGGACATCCGTGGGGTCGCGGGTGTCGGTATCAACGCGCTGGTTCCGGGCGGCGGGGCATGGCAGACCTTCCTTGATGGCGTTGCCTGCACCCGCGGCGTGGTCGAGTTCGTCGTCTGGGACCAGGGCGAAGGCGATGCGGACGGCGCGGGCACCTTGTCTGGATATGCCGATACGTTCCGCAACAAGCTTCTGCCTGCAATGCGGACGGCGACGGGGAACCCCGCACTCAAGGTGTTCATCAATCCGGTCGGGCGTTATGCAAGCACAACCCAGCCCGCGGCGAGCTTCAACACGGCAGCTGCGAACGACGCCAATCGCGAGATCCTGCGGCAGGCGTATCTGACGATCATCGCCAACGAGCCGAACGTGTCGTTCGCGGCCTCGAAGCTCGGCTGCATCCATACCGACAGCTACCACTATGGCGCGCCGGGATACGTCGAGATGGGTCGGCGCGAAGGCTTCACGATTGCCAAGGCGTTCGGTGCATCGGTGCATGACGGCATTGGACCGAAGGTTACGAGCGCAACCCGCGCGGGTGCGGTAATCACCCTGGCGATAGACCTCAACGGGGCGACCGGGCTTACCGGGCCGACCAACATCGCAACCGGGACCGTGCCGACCCCGCCACTTGGCAACGCGCTCAACGGATTCCAGGTGTCGAAGGATGGGTTCGCGACCACGCTCCCGATCAGCACGTTGGCGATCTCTGGCAACACGCTGGTCATCACGCTCGCGTCCGACCCCGGCGCGGCCGTGTCGGTCCGCAGCCATCACGGCTGGAGCTACGACGACACGAATGCCTTCTACGGCACCTATCCCGACACCACGCCGATCCCGGTGTTTCCGACCATGACCCCGGTGGTCGCCGCCTAATCACCGTTTCTCTGTCCAAGGACTTCACCATGAAGAAGATGCTTTTCGCGATCGCGTTGATCGCCGCCTGCCCCGCCTTCGCGCAGGACAAGGCAACCCTCGACACCCGTGCGCTGCTCGCGGAGACGGTCACCACCGCCAAACCGCGTGCCGAGTATCTCACCGGCGCGCGCGACGCGCTGCCGGCGTTCGTGCGCGTGCTGGCGAGATACCGTCAGCTGACGGCATCCGTCGTTGCCGCGCCGGTCGCATCTGCTCCGGCCGCGTCCGCCCCGGCTGCGGCGGTCCGCAAGGCTGTTGGAATCAACCTGACCGGGCTGTCCTGGTATTCGTCTCGCCAGGCCTTCGCGAACCTCCTGCGCGGCAGCTATTGGAACATCAACTGGCAGGGGCTGGCAGATGCCGACCTGACGCCGCTGGGCTACCCAAAGACGTGGCAGCCGGGCGTTGAGTACAAGCGCATGATGGGGACGCCCACGGGCGGCTGGGTTGCGCAGACGAGCGTGGCGTGCAGCTGGGCGGGTTCGGGCAAGGTCGGCATCGCCGGCGGGACCGAACGCAATGTCGCCAGCGGCGACCACACGCTGACGTTCGACCTGGCCGCGTGGAACGGCGCGGTGGTCAACCAGTGGATCACGGTCAACGGTGTCGACAATGCCGATCCGCTGCGTAACCTCGAGTGCCATGACGCCAAGGTCCCCGCGGTCGGCGACTTCTCAAAAGAGATCGTCGATGGCAGCAGCAAATATCAGGTCATCCGGTTCATGGACTGGAACAAGACCAACGACAATCCGACGCGCACCGCCGCCAACCGCCCCGATCCGCGATCGCTCGACAATCCCGGCATGGCGCTTGAGAACCAGATGGCGCTCGCAAAGATTGCCGGGGCCGATCCGTGGTTCAACCACTCCTGGAACGACGACGAAAGCTACATGCGGTGGGCCGCGAAATACGCGCACGACAACCTCCCGGCCGGTCGCAAGATCTACGTCGAGCCGAGCAACGAGGTCTGGAACTGGCAGTTTGTCCAGGCTCATCTCAATCTGGACGAGGCCACCGCGCTCAAAATTAACCCGAACAACGGCTACGGGGCTTGGCAGAACTACGCCCGGCGTGCCTTGAACATGTACAAGATCTGGGAAGCCGCCTTCGCGGATAGGCCTCACGATCTCGTCCGGGTGCTCGGGACGCAATACGTCTATTTCGAGGTGACCCGTCAGGCGCTGAGCTATCCCGAGGTCGCCGCGCACGTCGATGCGGTCGCTGGCGCGCCCTACTTCGCGCACGACGGGGCCAAGCCGTTCACGGTCGACGGCGCGCGCGCGGCGATCGATAGCGCGGTGACGGCGTTCAAGGGCATGTGCGACACCGCGCGCGCCGCGGCGCCGAAGGTCCGCTGCATCACCTACGAGGGGGGGCAGCACGAACTGGTCAACGCGCAGATGCCGATGGATCAGTTCACCGCGGTCCAGCGCAGCCAGGCAATGGGGGACCTGTACAGCGAGTATCTCGCCAAGCTGTCGAAGGAAGCCGACCTGATCGTCTTGTTCAACGACGTCGGACCGATCGGCACCGCGGGGGCGTGGGGTCAGTCAGAATATGGCGGGCAGGTCGGCGCTCCAAAGCAGGCAGCCGTGGATGCGTTCCTGAAGCAGTAG